GCTAATCTATTATTGAAATAACGTAGGTCGTCAATCTCTCCTAGATTCTGCCCACCTGGCATAACTTCTACTGATGATCCGCGACCGTCTGCGGTGACTGGGAAGAAGTAATCTTCATTCATTGACAGTGGATTATAGGTAGCATCTACGATTGATTGACCACCATACACTGATGGAATTCTACGTTGGTGTATTTCGTTTTTGATACGTTCAACATAAGCCATAGCCATGTGACTTGGCATGTTACCAACATCAATTTTAAACAGTCTGCGTTCTGGTGCACGTTGTACACGATAGATTAATACTGCATCTTCTAATAGTTCTTTTTGCTTATAAACTTTAAAGATATTCTCTAATATGGACTGACCGAAAGGCCAGAATCGGTCAAGTCCTTCAGTTAAACTTAAATGTACTATGTGTTTCGCGTCGATAGCACTTTCACTCTGGCCCAAAGTAAAACGTGATCCAGTCGTATTATATGGCATTGCCGGTACTGTATAAGGAGTATTTGTGCCGCCACCTGTACCGCCCAATCCAGTTGCTGGGTTAGCAGCAAAATCTGTGTTTGTTTTCTGTGCTACAGATAAATTCTGTAGATTGATGTTTAAATCTTTTAATACGTACTGTTCTGGAAGTTTACCTTCACTTTCGTTGACGATAACTTTAATAACTTTGACCATGTCAACCCAATATAACTTAAAGTTTTCTGGGTCACGCACAAATACTTGATCTCCATACTTGATAACGTTACGGAATATCTTAAAAATTCTTTGATCAAATTCGTTTAGTTTACACCACTGTTGCAACTGTTCTTTTAAAATATTGATTTCATGTGGTGTAGGATCAATTTTAAATTCTAAGTTAAAAGGTGTTTTATTATGTTCGTTTTTCTGTGTGCTGAATTCACTGATGATGTCTAAGCAAGCATTGATTTCTGCATCAACATCCATCATCTCATATTGATTGTAGCGTTCTATACGGTTTGGATGCCCTGTATAAACTTCAGGCAAACGTGACATATAATTTTTATAACCAAAATCATTATTGTTCCAGCCACCAGTACTAGTATTGTTTTGTCCTGGATTATTATTCCATGCGCCATTATTGCTATTGGCGCCTGAAATAGGGCTACTGATACCCGATTTGTTTATAAACTTTCTTTTATATGGCATAATATGGTTTTAGGTTATATAGTATTTATTATTATGCCTGACTGTACTTTAATATCTTATCTTGTGTGTAATTGCTTGTGTCTAGTTTGTTTAAGACACCGTCTAATTTATAGGATAGCATTTCCATTAATTGTTGATTTTGTTTGATAAAATCCTGCACACCTACATCTGTTCTATCGGTTTTAATACTGTTTTCAAAAGATGACATTTCAGTTTTAACTTGCTCTTGTGATTTTTTACCTAATTCAGCAAGTAAACTATTAGGATCTAGTGGAACAACAATCTCATTGCCATGTAGTGTTGCAGTATAACCCGATCTTGAACCCGAGACTATTCCGCCTTTTAACAATTTCGGTACTTCAGCGTGAAAGTGTGCACCTTTAGTATACGATGTAGGTTCATGATATTCGTCTTTAATATTGACAAATCCTAACCCACTTAGTGTCTCACGAATAACATCTGCTTCTTCTTTTTTTGGGGATCTGTTTAATATAAAATCTACAGCGCGTCCTTTCGTATGTGCGCTATTTGGATGTTTTAACGCATGATAATAATCATTCAATGCAGTAATTTTTGAAAGTGTGAACGGTCTACCTTTGGCATCTTTACCTAATTCTACGCCCTGCAACTTCATGACCGCTTCAATAAGTTTAGGACTTAAACCATATCCTTCACCTTGAGTATCAGTTGTGGCTGGATTTGCATCTGCACCACCTGGTTTTTTGCCTAATAATTCAGGTCTATCTGGAAACTCTTGTGGACCTCTGAAAATATTTGATCTTAATAATCCACTATCAATTAATTTTTGTTGAGATGTTTCTATGTTACCTTCTTGTAGTGCAGGTTTTTTAATTTTAGACTGAACATTTTGAGGAGTAGCAGCAGTTAATCCTCCGGACTTAATTGCATCTTGAATTCGTGTAAGGTATTCATTTGTTCTTGGTGTACCGTCTGTAGTATTTGCTTGATCGGGCAATTTAGGTACTTCAGGAGGTTGCTCTGCATTTGGTGTTGTTGTTGGGTTACCTAAAACTCTATTGATGATTTCATCTGATTCATTTGCTGTATAGCCAGATTGTTCCATGAGCATTTTTTTCATCTGCTCTCTAGATACACCCATGCCATTTACTGTACGTACCCAATCTTGCAATTCTGGGGTCATTAGATATGGAATTTCAGGAGGTGTGTCAGGTTCCTCAATAGGTGAGTTGCGATCCGGCTCTACTACAGGTGCTTCTGTCTCAGCAGTTGGTAAAACAGGAGCATCGGCAGGTGTTCCTGTAGAAGGCGCGTCTGTCGGCGTTGTTGGCGGTGGCGGAGGCGTTTGGTCTGTATCTTCTACTAAATCAGGAGGTGTTGCAGGTTCCTCAATAGGTGAATTGCGATCCGGCTCTACTACAGGTGCTTCTGTCTCAGCAGTAGAAGGTTCGGGCGCAGGCTCTGTTTCTAATATAGGCTCATCTGCGTCCGGTGCGGGAGCTGGTGCATCCGCATCTGGTTCGGGTGGTGGAGTGTCCTCTCTAGGAGGAGGTGGCTCATCTGCGTCCGGTGCGGGGGGTAGTGCGTCCGCATCTGGTTCGGGTGGTGGAGTGTCCTCTCTAGGAGGAGGTGGGGGGGCAGGAGGTCTTCTGCTAAATGAACTCTCACCTCCTGGTGCGGCCTCTTCATCGGTTTGACGGCGACCTTGTGGTGTTGACACAATATTAGCACTAGGTAAGCCAAGAAATTGCGCTATTTTATTAACCCCATCTAATATATCGTTTAAAAAATTATTTGTTTTTTCTGCTACTGCTCCAGAACCCTCAACTGCGTTTATTGCAGTTTCAGCAGCAATATCATCTGGAGTTTTTCTATAATCCGGGCTTAATTTTTGTAATGCTATTGATGCAGCATTAGCACTATCTTTTAATAAATCAAAACCTTGTATTAAAGGATTTACATTTTGTACAGTTTGATCTATGGCTTGTCCAAATTTAATTACAGTAGTTTGAAGTGCTGCTTGGAAATCAGAAGCGGCATCAATACCTTGTTGTTCTGCTGCTATTCTATTTTTACGAACATCTTCAAGTTCGCCTTCAGGTCTATCTTTATATTTGGTCATGAACTTCATCGATTCAGGATCATAACCATATCCTTGTGCTAATCTTGGATCACCTATATTTAATGCTTGATATAATCCTGGTGCTGCTTGATAGCCTTGTTCTGCTATCAATCGCTTGATGTTAAATGCAGTTTGGTCACCTGCTTGTTCACCTGCTCTTGCTTTTCGTATTTCTTCAAGAATCTGAGGCAACGCTTGCATACGTCCTAAATCACCGGATTCTTCTCCGCTGATTCCGCCAGATGTCATAGCCTGTATCACACCTTGTCGTAATCTATCCGGTAAATCTGCTAAATTAGCGACTATCTGTCGTTGTACTTCTAAATCTCTTTGAATTTCGGCTGCTCTTTGCTCGGCTGCTTTTGCCCCAGGCTCGTCACCGGCGGCTCGTAATCTTTTTGCTTCTTCCAGTAAGTTAGCGACTTCTTGCTGTTTAGCAATGGTCATCAGCATTATTCTGCGTTCTTCTAATGCTGCTTGCATTTTCTGTTTTGTAGCGTTTACTTCGTCCCCGGATAATGCTGATAATTCATACAGATTGCGTATATAATCGGTGCTTGCTTTACGTAATTGATCCATTGTCAAATTTTGCATACGTATGCTGCTGCCGGTTGAGGTTTGTAATGCAACATATTCTCCCTGGCGAGAGATTAATTCTTCTTGCATTATACCTAATCGTGCAAATCTTTCTCTTTCTTGATCACTTACCTGAAGCATTTCCATAAATGCTTTTTGAGCATCGCCGGCGCCCCTACCTAGACCCATTATATTGCTGCCCAATGCCTTCATTGGGCCTATCATCATCTGTAATGAATCAGCATGTAATCCTGCTGCTTGAGCATATGCAAATAATGAACTTGCTGTATGTTGTCCAGCACCACCTAACTTGATTAATTCATTTTTTACATTAAGATAGGCTTGTGTTTGTTCTGCTATGCCACCAAGTGTTGCGTCAATTGCTGTACCTAGTGCTGATGCTTTGGTGGCACTTAAGCCCATCTTCATTGCCATTGCTGCTGCGCCAGCACCGGCGGCACTTGCACCTTGACCTAATGCACTAATTTGCTGACTTGAAGTCAGTAATGAACTTGCCATAGTTCTTGCACTATTGGTCATAGTTCTCGTGGCTTCGTTAAGCATCATTTCATTTTGCTTAACTGTCTGCGCTGATCTTATTTGCTCTTGCTGAACTGCATTGCCTGCACGAACTGTGCTGTTAACGGAACTCTCTAAGGTGCTTGTTGCTCTGCGCATTGCAGGATCAAGATTTTGAGCCCCTCTCGCTGCCCCGGTAAAAGTTCCAGACATAGCACTGGCTGCTACAGTCATTTCAGAAACAGCCATTCTTAAATCTAATATACTATTTTCAAGTTGTTGTATTTGTTCTGGAGTCATTTTTTATGGGTATTTTAACCTTTTATAAATATCGTACTGAGTGTATTTATAATTTGAAAAATACCCTAAAAAGAGGTTCGCATGTTACACAATCCATTAAAACAATACTTTCGTAGACCTGCTGTTTTTATCAATTTACCTAGCAAGGGAAAAGGTTATAGCCCTGAAGTTATAGAATTTCCCGAAAACGGAGAGTTGCCAGTTTACCCAATGACAGCAATTGACGAAATCACGTTGCGAACACCAGACGCATTGTTTAACGGCACAGCAGTAGCCGATGTGATCAAGAGTTGTATACCTAGCATCAAAGACCCATGGAGATTAAATTCAACTGATCTTGACGCAGTTCTGATCGGTATAAGGGCAGCAGGCGGCGAATCTACTATAGATATCACAACTGTTTGCCCATCATGTAAAGAATCAAATACATATGGAGTAAATTTAATTAATGTGTTATCAACATTAAAAATGGCAGACTATGATGCCAGACTTGAAGTAAATAACCTATCAATAAAATTCAAACCTATGACCTATGCTGAGATGAATGACGCTGCTATGGGCCAATTTGATGTACAAAAAACATTTAACGAGATTGAAAAAATTGAAAATGATCAAGAAAAAATTGCTGCTACACAAGTAGCGATTAAAACTATCACTGACATAACTATGCAACTGGTATCAAAATCTATTGAAAGCATCAGCAGCCCAGACAGCACAGTAACAGACAAAGACTTTATCTATGATTTTTTACGTAACTGCGACTCTAATGTTTACAAAGCAATCAGAGATCATAATACAAACCTCAAGGCAAGCACTGAATTAAAACCTTTAGATATACAATGTATATCTTGTAAACATGAGTACAAGCAACCATTTACTTTAAACGCTAGCGATTTTTTCGCTTAAAACTTCTCGACACAACCCCTGATGAGGTTGAGAAGTTAGTTAAAAGTATGGAAGAAGAGGTTGGGGGCATAAAGAAATCAGCACTTTCCATGGCATGGCATCTACGAGGTGGTGCTAGTTATACGGATATTTTAAACATGTCCATTAACGAAAGAAAAGCAATCAATGAAATAATTGAAGAGCATATGGAAACTGTTAAAAAGACTAATCTTCCTTATTTCTAAAGTTGTCCTTCGGACAACTACTTCGTTCGCTATCGCTCACTCAGTATTTTTTTATTTTATTTGGATTGAGATTACTTGCCGCTTTGAATCCATGGTAGTGCTATCTCAGCACTACCAAAGGTCGGACTTGCCTGCCCATTACCCATGTCGTTTGTTCCCGTGATATCACCCTGTTGTGATATATCACGCTACCGGTTATACTGTAAAGTTTATGGACTGTAGTTGTAGACTTTCATCTACTATAACGCATGTTACATATCCGCAAAACGAAATAAGATATGTACTCATTGTGGGTTCGCAAACCTGTCGATTGCCCACTCGGTAT